TATATAATTCTCAATATCAATTCGATAATTTTTTTGTTCACTGAATTGATTTGTGTTTCCACCATATTCATTTAATTTATATCCAGCTTGTTGTAATACAGTTCCAAGTCTCATTTCATTTTGAATGTTATCATATAGTCGGGGATTTATTAAAATTAATTTCATAAGATCTTGTAAAACATTGTTTTTATAGTATAATAGAGATGTTGGGTATGTCCCCCCTAAATAGGGCAACAGTACATTCTGTTCGGTTGGTTCATTTAATTTTGAAAAGAAATATCTATACCAACTCCATCTTCTCACATACCTTTCATGACTATTATCTATATTCAAACCAGTAATATCCATTAAAATTCCTGTACCAGGTCCATAAAATTCATTTGTAAATGTATACGCTGAAAATGTATCATATTTTTCAAAAGCATCGGCATAAACTTCATGAATCGAAGCATTACAATATGTATCCCATTCAATGACAAAATATGAATCATAATCTTGGTGGTGCAAGAAAAAATCATATATACACAAATCTGATTCCGACGATGTACTGTTATTAACCATCTTATTTAGAACATAATTATTTGGCAATTCATCGTGACGACGTACTACATGAGATCCTTCAATTAAATCGTGCCATTCAAATCCGACCGGATAAATATCCACATCAGGATTAAATCTCTTTAAACGATCATAATTATAAAGAGTAACATCATTCTTACAATGATGTATATATAAAACTGCAAGTTTGTTTTTTTTATTCATAAATATGACTAAATTATAATGTTGTCAAAAAATACACACGACCATGATAATACACATAATATTTTTATTTACTATTCAATAAAAGTCTACCATATATATGTTTATGCAACAAGTAATTTTCTTTATATTATTCCTAAATATAGTTTGGTTTGAAACCGAAGCATTCGTTGAATATGTTCGTCTATTTGGTTTCAATTTGTTCAAAGTCAAAGACTATCGTGTTGCGAAGCAAAATAACTTTGAATTAACATATCATTCATATCTATTACAGAAACACAATAACTTTTTTACACGATTGATAACATGTCCAATATGCTTTACAACATGGTTATCTTTGGTGCTAGGATGGTATTTTTTGGAAAATGAATGGGATTTTACCATTGTATTTGCATCATCACTGGCACTATACCATATTTATAGAAAAATATCATCATGGTAATAACAAATGTAACGGAATTTTTCTATTTCTTGAACAACAACGGATTTGCGGGTTTACATCCAGTTTTTGGGCAATTTGTAAACTGCATAAACGACTTCAATGGAATATGTAATTGTGAAGGAAAAAAAAGAAGTGAAAAACTATCCACATGTTATTCACTATACAATACATCTTCTCAAATATTGCCTTCGTTTAAAAGTCAATTATTTGCAAAGTTTCCATCTGAAGCGTATGTTCAAATATCCAACAACGGAACAGTATTGAATACTATATCTAGATGATTGTATCCAAACACTTGTTGACCACCTCTTTGAGATAGTCACATTCTTTCAAATTAATTGCATTGTTTGATGTTGATGATACATCACTCCATTCTACTGTATAGTCTGCCAAACCCTTTATAAGAGGGTCATTGACTCGTTCATGGTCATTTGGGGGTTCAGTATACTTTCTGGTGTCATCTGCTAAAACTGTATATTTGCTTATATGCACCAATTTGCCACCCAATTCTTTTTGAACCCAGTGTACTTCGTCTTTGGGATATTGAACATATCGTATATCTGATACGAACACTATATCACTTGGATCTTTTTCTATTTCTTTATATAACAATGAGGTCCAATAGCGACCTTGTGTTTGTTTTCGTTTTACACCACCATACCAGACCAAAAATTCACGAAAAATATTTTTATCCTCAGTTTTTTCACTGAATACATTCAGATTCAATTTTTCCTTGACAAACTGATCACAATCATTTTTAAGAAAGTAAGCAAGTGCATATTGTTTTGCACTATATCCTCGTTTATTTAGTTCTTGTATTGCGATATCACAAAACAGATTTTTACCAACTCTGGCTAAACCTGATACACCAATGATTTTTTTTGCTTTTATGTCACTCATCTTTTAATAATTTGTCAATCTCCTTGTCAGTTTTTCCATATTTGGAACACGTACTAACAAGGTATTCTATACCAGCTTGATCTTTGAATAGAATTTTACAATAATCTCTTGCTTCATCTTTACCTATTTGTAGGTGAGACGACAATAAATCTACCAAATCCTTATTTGTTTTGGATTTTGTAGATTTAATCCATTTACAAAACTTGCGTCCGTGAGGAACCAAGTCACAACAAGTTTTATAAAATTGTTTATTTGGAATTACTTCCATAAACTGAGACAGATATGCGATAGATTCAATACTATCTGAATCCATGCTCAATCCAATCAAAAGTGTATATTTACTAAAATCCCGTTTTTCTTTTTCAGTCAATTGATCATAATATGATTCGGATTTATTTTCACGAATATGATTGATGTGATCAAATAGAGTCTTACTCTTCGTCGTTAAGGTGTTGTTCTCTTTGTTCAATGTCGTCAAGTCGTTGTTGGACTGTTCGGACTTTTTCTTTTTCGGGACTTTTGCCATTTGATTTCAATTTATTGATTCTGTTACGAATCGCCTTGACTACTAATGATATATCCTTTTGATTTTTATACAAAGATTTTATCTCATCAGATAGTTTTACAGTTCTTTCATCCAGAACATCCAACATTTCTTCCGATTTTTTAATCTTGTATAGGCAAAATAGTGCCAGTAGTGTAAATACTACTGGCACTACAGGGGTATATAACAAAGATATTCCACAAACAATTGTCAATATTACTATTTCAATAAGCATTTTCAGTTTCGTCAGTAGAATCAAATGTCTTCTTTTTACTATCGTAATCAGAAAACTTCTGTTTCTTGTTCTTATTTTCTTTTTTGGAAGAACTTTTTGAATTCTTTCTAAATTCAGAGTCTCTTCTATATGTTTTTCCCATATACTTTTGACAATTGTTTGTGTTTATCTATTTTTATCGCTTACCAGCCGCCTTCTTGGTTGAACCAATGACCCGTGAAAGTGCATTCACTTGACGACCATTGAGTTCAATTCGCTTGTCACCTTCAACGATAACCAACTTGGTAGCACGCTTGGTACTAGCAAATGGAACGACGATGTGAGCACGCACACCTTGGACGGAAGTTTTAGCAAACGCGGTACGCTTCTTATTATTTGTAACAATCATATGTTTTCTTTTTTTGTTTTTTTGTTTTAAGTTAGCTTTATTACTAACACAAAATCATCATATACTACTATAACCCAATCGTCAACATGTTTATTTATTATAATTTGTATTCAGTTTCAAACTTTTCAATAGCATAGTCTTTCGCTTTAAATTCAAATTCAAAATCAATATCATTAATATTATTTTTATATTCAACTGGCAATTCGCGAACGTAATCAGCGTGTGCTCTTGGATTTTTATTGTCAGTGGCATTGTCACTAAAATGAAATAATGGACGATATTTTCCCCATGTACTAATGGCAAGTTTTAATGCTTCCGTAGTAGACAATTTGCCTGGGTTACAACGAAAATGGAGATTGTCGTAAGTGATTGGAATGCCCGTGTTTGAATAAATCAAGTCATACAACTGTTCTACCTTCCAACTATTTGGCTTGTCTTCATTTTCGAGTACTAACCGAGATTTTACATTGATAGGTAAATTGTTGTATACATCAATAAAACGTTTAGCAATTTCTTTGATATCACCTTTATAAGAATTCATATGAATATTGATGGGTGCATCATACGATTGAGGCAATTCCATCAGATCCATCATGTCACCATGAACAATCAATTCTTCCACTGATTTTTTAGAAACATTTGGATTTGCACTAGCAGGCACAACAAATTGATCTGGGTGAGTACTGCATCGCATATTGTATTTTTTGATAACATCCGCACACAATTTGAATTCACGTTTGATGATGTCAAAATTATAATTATTTGCCATACTCAGATTTGCATATGGTAGAGTTTGAAGTGGCATCATACCGCTACTAATTCTATAATTCCATTTTTTGGAAGCACAAAATTCTAGAGTTTTTCGCGTTACGACCACATTGTTAAGAGTGCGATCTGCAACAATGCGTTCTGCGCTTTTTCGCTCCAATGCAAGAAACCGGGTTCTGGTCATGGTATTGGCGCGAATACCACTTTCTTGTAATTTTAAACTCATGCAACATAGTGATTTTTTCATTGAGTACATCATACACCACTGTTTAAAATAAGTCAAATGTTTTAACCAAAAAATTCGTCACTGGATTTCCAATCATTATCTGATTGCAATTCTGTTGTGTCTAAATCTCCCTGTTTTCTGAACACTAAAATGTATTCGTGTGTCTTGGCAGTTATTCTTTTTGATGCACATTTTCCGGCTTGAAGTGGTGCAAACGGACTATTATTTTTGATAATAACAGTATCATGGGATATCATATTATTATTTTTAAATAAATTGATGCTGTCGTTGGAAAATTGTTTGAATCCGGTTGCATCTCTATAGTCTGCCACTATCCAACAACAAAATCCTCCCGGCTTTAAGACTCTGTGGATATTACCGATACATTCATTTATTTTTTTAAGAAAATCATCATAATTTCTAATATCACTTAATTGATTTTCTGTTGATTCATATTTTTCAATGTTGCCATATGGCGGACACGTCATTACCAAATGTGCAAAATTATCATCTGTATTTGCCAATTTACATCCATCTGATAAAAACAAAGTTGGATCAACTGCACATTTTTTATAATGATCAACACTTCTTTGATATGTCTTTGGGGAAATTTCGTAACCGTAATATTTTCTATTTAATTTGGATGATATAATCGCTCTAGTAGCTCTTCCGGCAAAAGGATCTACCACAATTGAATTTTTTAGACTCCAATATCTCAATACAAATTCACATACAGCAGAACTAAACTCGCTCATTCCAAGTCCAGGTAAATATTCGGCATCTTCGCTACGTCTTAACTCTGTTTCGTCTTGATCAAAATAAGCAAAATCCCACTCTTTTTGATTTTGGAATTCCATTATACTCAATGGAAGAATTTTAAATTGATCTTTTACTCTTACGTTGACATCAAATGGAAGCAATTGTTTGTATTGTTTTGTCATTTTTATGGATATTATGTCTTACGAAGAACCAATTTAAATTTAATAGTCAATTCGTTTTTAGTAGATTTAACTTCTTTGATTTCCCACTTTTCTTTTAAATCGTCAAGATACATGTTTCTTCCATCATCAACATATTCCAATGGAAGTTCCATATCATACAATTCTGTTTCTTTGTATACCAAAAACTTTTTCTTAAATTTATCCAAATATAGTATAATAATATCTTTCATTTTTGTAATCTTATGAGTTTGTAAAGTCCGTTATCATATATATTGACATCAAGCTCAAATCCTCCTTGATCTAAGAGTTATCTTCAAAAGAAAAGGTGTCGTATAATTTGATATACGACACCTTTTTATTACTAATTTTTTGTTTCTTAGGCATTAACCTTTTCGGATTTGGTTGATACTGATATTTCCGAGGTTTCGGTTTGAGAAGCCGTAGAATCTGCCTTGATGTTAACAACATTGACCAGATAACGATCGTGCAGATTAACTTGTGCATTCTTGGCGGCGTCCAATGCCTTTGAAGAAACTGGATTCATCGCAAATGCGATTGTTGGCCGACCCTTGCCTCCGGGAATAGTTCCGAGTGCCGAAATAAGTCCTTCGTCAAGAGCCGTTTTTAGACGAACTCGTAGTGTAATTTCCTTAAAATCACTATTGTCTGCATTTATCGTCTTGACGGTGAAGAACGAATCTGCACTTGGCCATTTAACCACTTGATTGGTCTTGTTTTTACGGTCCGTCTTTTTCATTGTATTACTCATATTATTTTCCTTTTTATTTTTTGTTTATATTTAACCGACATCTTAAATTTAACACACTCAAAGAGTTATGTCAATCTTTTTGTAAAAACATTTTATTGATTGTTTTCACAATGTCAAAAATGTTTTTAATATTAACAAATGATGCACCGTTTCCATACATCATTTTAAATGTATCGCGACTTTTATTATCCATTTCAATGTGTTGTTTATCAAACATATAAGATGACTCACACGGTTCCTTAATAAAATAACTTAAAATTTTATATCCACGATCACGAATTTTATAAACTTGTTGTCTGGTGTGAGCGGCGGCGGCGGCACCCGAATAACAAATAGAATTGTCGTTTATATCTGAGTAATTCATAAACGGCTGGCCATCGCTGAAATTTAGAAAATAAAAATCTTCTTCCGTTGATACCGGCAATTCATTCATGATTGATTCATAACAAAGTCCCTCGGGAGTACACCCAGCTGGTTGAATATATTTAAATAAATTCTTTACTTTACTGATTTTATCTGTATTGGAATCATATGCAATTACTACATATGGAAGTTCAATTCCCTTGCCCGCACTGACTGTTGTTCTGAAACTCACACTTGCTCGTAGATTATCAATCATTGACGCGGCTTTACAAATAGCAACTACAGCCGTCATAGTTGACAACCATTTTCCACCCTTCATACTGGAACTTGCATCTACGCTGATATGTATATATGACTTGTTGTATTTATCCACATCCATTGAATAGAAAATGTTCTCGTTTTCAAAACTCAATTCAGACAAAATTCGTTTATCCACCCGTCCAGATGGTTTGCGCATATACTTTGTAGTATTACTTTCATTTCGTAATTGTAATTTTCTTCCCAAAACGGTGCCCTTGATAATTCCCAAATTGACGGCATTGGTAATATTTTCATGTGCCATTGGCGTATGTTTCAGTGGATCCTTAATTGTTAATGGAAATAATTCACTGCTAAGTAGTTCATAATTCATTTTCTTGACAACAACACAATCTACACTGTGAGAACCATCGGCTTTAATATATGTAGATCCTACAGTTGACAATGTAATACCCGATTTATCAATGGAATCTAAAATAGATTTTTCTTTGGCAGAAACTTTCTTCTTTTTAATTTTTCCATCCAAAAAATTCTTTTGCTTTTCAAGTGCATTTTTAATCTTGTTAAGTTTACTATCAGAGACATTGGCATCATTTCCAATATCGTCTTTTACGGTATCTTCCTTAGATGAAGCAACTTGATTTGTATCACCCCCAATAATGTCGTCAATAGATTCATTCTGATCATTTGATTCATTCTGATCATTTGAATCATTCAATTTTTCGGTTGATTTTTCTTTTGAATTTGATTGTGGTTGTGGTGAATCCGATTTTGATGCATTAGATTGATGTTCGGTTATATTCTTTAATATGACTTCACACACCTCATATGCAATTGATAATCTGTCTTTGGGAGTTGTCAGCCTATCAATTTTTGATAAATTTATAAGTTTTGCAATATCACGAAGACCCGGCAAAGCCTCAAGATCGGTATTAACATTGTTGAAATTGATGATGCGAGATTCGTAACTTGTAATGCTAGGAGTTCTGTATAATTGACTCTTCAACATTTCGTCAATTTTACCACTGTGGAAATATGTGTCATACAATGCAGTATAATAACCACGATAACCAGGGGCGTTTTTGTATACAAAATTATCAATATAACGATCCTCAATATAATTAAGAATATGTTTTACAAAAATATGAATATCTTCTTTTGAAATTTGAAGTTTCTCTGCGTGTTTATACACAGTACTAGGAACCCTTTGCCAAATAGTCTTGAAAATATCAAAATCGGACAATATAACATGACTACCTTCATGTAAGGCAAGTCCTACCGCAGTATCAAAATCTTCCTTTTTTACAATATCGGACGAAATATAAACAGACTTTCCATCTGTAGAATTATCACCTCCGTCATTGAAAAATACAGGAATATTCTTATTAGTCAAAATATGAACAAAGTTACTAATAGCTCTACGAGCCATAGACAACTTGATTAAATTTGTATGGATGGCATTTTGCTTATCAACATCATCAAATTCAAAATCTTCCAACCAGTAATCACTGTATGTTATATCCATATCTTTAGATTAGAATGGGGGTTGACTATCCAGCGGATCGTTAATTAGAGTATTGGGAGAGGTAGTTGGAATATACTTTTGAACAACCTGTTTCATATAGGTTCGTTCACTGTCAACTCCACCGTCATTCATAAAATTGGGATAAATTGCAGTTTCTGCGATTTCGGTCAAATCAAATCCATCCAGAATGAGTTCGCTTATTTCAACCGTAGAACGAGTCGGAATAAAATTGGTAATCTTACTATCTTCATTCTTAATTTGTTCACGGGTAAGATTTGCAATTTCACATACATTAGATAGAAGCTTCAATGAAGGTTCATCGGTGATAGAGAATCGTGATTTTAAATATTCAAATTCAGTTTTAAAATCCATCGGAGTCATTTCAATCTTGATGGGAAACCGACTCATTAGTGCCCTGTCCATGACTCGGGTAGAAGTGTATTCGTTTCCAATGTTAGCAGTTCCAATAAAACAAACTCCGGGAGCTACCTTGACCACTTCACTGTCTTGTTTTTCATCCAAGCGCAAATAACGTTGCAAATCATCCAATACAGTCATCAAGACATTCCATGCATCGTGATGTGCCCGACTCATTTCATCAAGAAGAATTACCGAATTTGGAGTTTTGATTGCCTTGACAAAGGTAGATTCACTGAAATACGTTCCTGTTTCTTTGTTGTAATGGGTGTTGCCGATGAGTGATGCGCGTGCATCCTGTGTGGCTCCCAAATTAAAATAAAAGTACGGACGATTCAATGCCTTGGCAACAGATTGTGCAGCCAATGTCTTGCCACATCCAGTAGGACCAACAATCAAAATGTTCTTTCCACGATACACGGATCTTACCAAATACTTCCATTTGGTGTTGTCAATTACAAGTTCCGCTGGCTTGATTGTATGACTCTCTTTGATTAGAGATTTAATGTCTATATTCTTGATGTTTGTGTTCTTCATGTTCTTGGTGGGATCGTGTCCTTGAAACCACTTTACATCACTTTCTCTAAACGTCAAACAAAAAAACCGTCAAAGTAAATTGACGGTTTGATTTTAAATTTAAATTAATCTTTTTTTGGTCTACCCTTTGCTTTGAATTGTTTTTGTTTAATCACAATTTTATCATCTTTTTGTTTTGGATACTTGTAATCTACAAATTTACCCACATTTCGTCTGCCATCTGCATTTGCATCCTTAACACTGTGGTCTGCTTGTTTCTTTATTTTTTCAACCGATTTCATTGGAGACGTTGGTAGATCATCCTTGTTTTCAACTGCGTCTTTTACCTTTTCGTCCGTTTCTTGTGGTTTGTCAAGATTTTTCTTTCCGTCTTTGTCTACTGAATTTGCCGCGCACTTTTCCCACTTCTTTTGTCCAAAATCAGGTCCATTTTCCTTGAGAGTTTCAGTTACATACTTGGTTAACTCTTCAAAATTTAAATTAAATTTCTTGGTTCTGTCGGTTTTATTTTTGAAATAAGTTACATCAAAACTGTCGTCGGTCATTGGGTGAATGCTAAAATAGTGAGGATCACAGTCACATACGTTGTATCTCTTGTTGTCGTCATAAACAACTTTGGCGTCCTTGTTTGCCTTGGAAACTTCCTCTGCCAATTCTTCCATCTTGGCCTCCAATGATGGTTGTTTACTGAATTTCATCGGTTTTAATGTCTCATTCACTATTTCTTTTATTACATTAACGAGTTTTACTTCGGAAATACATTCACGAATGAGGTTTCTCAATTGTTTTTTTGTCATATGCTATATAAATATAATCAAAAATATAAATTATCCATGTTATTTTCAATTGTTATTTGTTGAATTTCCTCGGAATATTCTGCCATCTTTGGATACGGCAAAATTGGATGTTTAAGCGATTTAGTAAGTTTTTTGTTTTCTATTTTATTGGAAATGAACTTAATATATCTATGTTTACCCGATTCTTTCTTTCTATAAAACGTTTTTCCTATCTTTATTTTTAATTTATCAACTCCGTGACTTCCCCACTCAGAATATACACTTCTACTGTGTATCCACTTATAATTGGGGGGGCCGGTTAAACTAACACTATAATTGGGCATCAAAGCAATATCTACATAATTGTCTCCTTGATACAAAAATCCAGTTGCCTGATAGATTTTACCAACATGCCCCGCTTCACTGTCGGCGTAACTCAATATACATTTAATTTTCGGATAATCCTTGTTTATACAACGAAAAGATTCAGCAATACAATAACTCTCAATATTCTTACCATAACCATCTTCAATCCAAAGCCGAGTCAATTCATATACATTATCGTTGGTTATTTGTTGACTGATACTAGTGCTACAATTTCTACCAACTGAATTACCATACACTAAAACTCCAATCAATTTGGAATTGAATCCACCAAAAAATGTGCTTTCAGTGTATTCTTTGTAATATACACCGTATGCAACACTACAACTAGTCCATTTGTGGGTATAATGGTTCTTTTCTATTAATTGCCTAGCAATTTTCTTGTCAATAGATTTTAAATATACTAAACTTTTATCAAAATAAAATTGTTCTACCATAACAACTGATGTTATCACCGCGTAATGAATCAGTCAACAATCTTTATGGTTCCCATGTAACCATTATTATCGGTGGATTTGTTAGCAATACAATAGACATTATATATTTTACCGTCTCTGTCAACCATTCTAAATAGATTTTCAGAATCTCTGCTGTCAGCCACACACTCTTCCCAATATTCACTTGTTTGTTCACGATCATCTGGATGGATCGCATTCTTCCATCCGTGTCCCAAAAAGTACTTATTGTCTCTTTTTAACCAATCACAATACTTTTTATTCACCCAAACACATTTACCATCATTATCGCTCTCAAATACAATTATTTCCTCGTTATCCAATATCCAACGCTGTCTATCAAAAATCCGACCAGTTAAAAGTGTATTTTCAGACAATTGTGCGTCCATTTTATTAATCTTATCTTTGATACTAGATCCATGGTTTGGAGTCAATTCTTCCAATATATGGTTTATTTTATTATGCATATCCTTCCTCTCAGTTATCTCTTTTGAGACAACTCTAAAGAGTTTATATGCCACGGTTAATAAACTACCGAATGCCAATATTATCTGTGCAATAGTTGACATTTCGTGTTTGGATAAAGATGCGGGTTCCATATGTAATGTTAATAAATATAATAAAAGACACCAAAAACGGTGTCTTTTATAAGAAAATGTAAATTATTTATTTACAACTTAAATCCATCAAATGCGTCGTCTCTAATTGTGTTATCCACACCTTTTACATAACTACTCAATTCGGTTTCTTGAGGAGCAACTTGTAATTTCTTACTATCGTAATAACTATCTAACCAACCGGCAAGTGGATTGGTCTTGGCATTTGGATACAGTTTCTTGTAACCAATACTGGTCAATCTGTTATTAGCGAGCCATTCAACATAGTGTTTTAGGCTTTCTGAGGTCAACCCCACAAGATTGCCCTTACTGAATAGATAATCAGCCCAATCCTTTTCGGCTTCTACCGCAATTTCATAGGCTCTATATACCTTATCTTCGTTCTTTTTAACAATTTCTTGAAATCCTTCGTCCGCATTGTTAATCCAATTCTTCATGATGTTTTGAGTGATAGCAACATGAAGATTTTCGTCGCGGGAAATAAACTTTATAATTTTACTATTGCCTTCCATCTTTCCACGATAACCAAAATAGAAACTACAAGCAAATGATACATAGAAAATTAATCCTTCAGTAATTTGAGTTGCCAATACCGCATCAAATAATTGTTGTTTGATATCATCTGATGGTGTCAACAATTCATCATATTTTTTACTAATTGCATTGGCTCGCTTTACAATCTCCTTGTCTTCAAGGATACTATCAAAGAACTTGGTAGCGTCCGGATAAACATTATTAAGAATATACGTGTAACTATTACTGTGAATTGTTTCAAAGAAACTCCAAGTATTCATGCAAATTTCCAATTCGGAATTAGTAACATGCTTCATGAGTTCGTGAATACTTCGGCTCAACATACTGTCAGTCATGGTTTGAAACTTGAGATTGCTGTCAAATACAAACCTTTCTTCTTCTGTTAGATTTTTGAAATCGCTGATGTCTTTGACCAATGACACTTCCTGTGGTCTCCAAAAGAAGTTTAATTGTTGATCATACAGATCATAGAACTTAGGATACCTTATTTTATCATATCGTTGCAATGATAAATCCTCACCCAAAAACATTGGGTTTCGTAATTGATCTACGTTCTTTTTATTCAATACAGTTTTCATAATTTTAAATAGCACATGCACCACTAACACAATCCGATTCTTCAATGACCGGTTGTTTTAACTCAATTGATGTATCCATAGCTGTCTGTTTATCGCCGTCATCTGTATTAGCATAATATAGTGTTTTTAATCCGTATTTATATGCCGTCAAAATATCTCTAATTATAGTTTCAATGGGCACTTTATTATCTTTATATCTGGACGGTACGTAGTATGTATTTGTTGATATCGCCATGTCAATAAATTTCTGCATAGCGGCTACGTTTTTTAGTTGTCCATCATTGTCCGGCATATCAAATGCCAATGTATAATCGTCTTTATATTTTTCAATATTTGGTACAACTACCGGCAAAATATTTGCCTTTGACCCCTTAAATGAAATGAGAGATCTGGGTGGCTCTATACCATTGGTTGAATTAGAAATAACAGCAGACGATTCACATGGCATTTGTGCCATCAATGTAGAATTTCTCATGCCATATTTCTTTATATCAATTCGTAAACTTTCCCAATCCATATGCAATGGTTCCGTCACAAACGAGTCAATTTCTTTTTTATATGTATCTATTGGCAATATTCCATTACTATACTTGGTTTCATTAAACTTTTCACACGGACCAAGTTCTTTAGCGAGTTGTATACTGGCTTTAATCAGATAATAACTAATTTTTTCAATTTGAGTTGAAATGTAATTTGGAGATTTATTATCATGATATTTCAATCCTTCTTTAGCTAAACACGCGGCTAAATTTGTGATGCCAATACCCAAACTGCGTCGTTTTTTTGCAAAATTACTTGCAGCCTTTACAAAATAATTTTGATAATCTATCAATGCGTCCAACATTCTTACTGCAATATCACACGATTTCTCTAAATCTTTATCATCCTTTATGTTTAAAAGATTCAAAGCTGCCAAAATACACACACCAATTTCTCCTTCATCATCATTCAAATCTTTGATAGGAATCAACGGATGTATTATTTCAGTACACAAATTTGTTGTATCTACATGTGCATTCCAAGTTCCATGTTCATTTGCATGATCAACAAACATTATATATATTCTACCCGTTTCAAATCTTTCTTTTGCTAACAAAAACATCAATTCTTTAGCGGGGATTTTTTTCTTAAATTTGATATTTTTATTCGCCTCTGCCTTTTCATATAATTCTTTAAAATTTGGCAATCCAAAATTATTCCACAAACTTGGACATTCATGGTAACTAAACAATGTTATATCTTCATTTTTAATGAATCTTTCCAGAATCAATTTATCTAGCCCAATACAGTAATCTAGTTTTCTAACTCGGTTGTCGTCTGTACCGGCATTGTTTTTTAATACCAAAATATCCAAAATATCATAATGAAACCATGCAAAATTCGTGGTTCCACCTCCACCTCGTAATCCGTTCTGGTGGCATGATTTTACCGTGCTTTCATACATTTTTAAAAACGGAATTGGACCAGTATGAAGCAATTGTCCATTTTTTACAGGAGAATTAGTAGCTCTCAATCTGGATGGATTTATTCCAATTCCATATCTACTAGCCGTAGCCAATCCTATAGCCGAATTATTAGCAAAAATGCTTAATAATGAATCATCAATTGAAAATAATGCACACGAAGCATAACTTTTCATGATTGTTCTGACTCCTGCCATAACAGGAGTAGGTAAATTGATTTTGTGTTTACTAAACGCATTGTAAGCATTTCGTATATATTCAAGCCGATTTTCTGTATATCCGGCAAATAACGTCATCGCAATCAACATATATGCAAATTGCGGGGTTTCGTATATTTGTTTGGTATTTCTATTTTGGACTAAGTATTTATCACACAATTGTTTGATTCCAGCATATGAAAATTCAAAATCTCTGTCGTGTTTAAGAAACTCATCAATTTTATTGAATTCGTCAGATGTGTACCAATTTAATATTTCATCGTTATATGAAAAATTTGCTATATTTTTACTTACAAGATCATATAGTTTGGGTGCGTTTTTTCCACCCCAAACCTTTTTACGAAGCTGATAGTTCAGTAGTCTGGATGCAACATATTGATAATTTGGCTTATCTTCACTGATTAGATTTGATGCTGCTTCAATAAGCATACTATGAATGTCAGTTGATGTCATTCCATCAAAGAATGACAGATGTGCATTCATTGCTACTTCTTCAAAACTAACATTTTTTATGTTTTCCGTTGACCACTGTAGTATTTTGTTGATTTTATCAGCATTAAACTTTTCAACTTTTCCCGTGCGCTTTTTAATAAAAATTTCTTTATTCATAAACTGTTTTTTGTATAAGATAATTATCAACTAAAATTGGTATTAATGTCAAAAATATTTTTTAAAATTTCACTTTTTTTCATCTTTTCCAATTTTAGTTGATATATCATTATTCTGAATCTTCCACGTTCATGTGAGAATTCCATTTTCCGCTCATCATTTTCTTAACAACGTTTTCTCCTTGATTCATTTCATTCAATACACTCATACCTTCTCTGCTATTCTCAGAGAAAAT